ATTGCCACGGCGAGGGCCGCGCCCAGCACCAGCGCCCGGGGGGCGCCTTCCACGGCGTTCGCCATCGCGGTAGAGAGTTCGTCGAGCTTCTGGAGAAGGTCGGGTTTCGGTTTCTGGCTCACTGGGCGTCCTTGTTCATTCGTTCGATCCGCTGCGAGCCCTTGCCGAGAGTCGTCTCTGCCCAGCGCCGGTCGGAATTGACCATGCCGGTCAGGGAGCCGGTGATGGCACGGTCCTGCAGCGCTGCCTCGAACGTGATGCCCATGCGGGCCAGTTGAGTGCGGTCGTAGGCCTCGCGCAGCTGCTCGGCGGTGGGTGGCGGGAAGCGGGTCATGGTCAGTCCGGCGCGGTGCTCGCCGTGACGTACAGGGGCACGTCGATGCCGGCGAGGCGCAGGGTGTAGTCGGTGTGGCCGGGGTACTGGTCGGTGATGCGCAGATCAAGCCGAGTGAGTGCGGCCTCAAGCCGCAGCGGGTTGATCGGCCCAACCTTGACCCACACATGGATCGCGCAACCGTCGGCAGTCCCACGGGCCTCAGCTGGCACGCCCACATCGGCAAGCCGCTGGGCCACGCTCTCGGCGGTGGCGATGTCGCCCTGCCGGGCGGCAAGGGTGAGCAGGGCTTGCGACATCTGCTCTGCGACCTGGCGAGTGATGGAGATCGACAGCGCACTCATTGCTCGTCGTCCTCAAGCCCGTTGGTTGCCAGGAGTCGGCATACAAACCAGATCAATCCGCCGTAGCAAACAAGGCCGACCACGATTGCCAGTGCGATGTAAATGCGCGGCATGGTTATCCCCTTCCAAGCGGGTTGCCGCGGTGTTCCGGAATGTCGCCGGCGCTACGGGCTTCAGGGAGCTCGCCGAGATCGGCAGGGGGGAGTACGCAGGCTCGCAACTCAGGCTTGCGGGGCGCTGGGGGCTGCGTGGCTTGTGCGGCGCGCATTCGGGCCAGCCGTGCCTGATGTTCGGCGGCTGCTTGCCTGAGTGCGGCTGCCTGGTTCCGGGGGGCTATCGATTCATACGTCGGTGCGCTCGTGGTGCGGCGGCGGGCTCGGCAGTCCATGCGATGGGCAAGCAGGCCAATTGCGGCCAGGCAAGCCAGCAGGGCGATCAACGAAAGGGCGTTCTCGGGCGAAAGGTCAGGCATGGTGGTTTCCATGAAAGGTGTTGAGGCGGTCTCCAACCTCGCGGTCGAGGCGCAGAACCCGCGCACGTTCGATAAGGCCAAGCTCGGCCAGGGTGTGGCACCGGCCGTAGAACACATCCGAGTCACGGCCGCGCTGCTCGGCGTCTTGCAGGCGCAGTTCGGCGCAGGCCGTAAACATTCGTTCGGCGTGTTCGCGTAGGGCGGTCAGGTCGAGCTTGGCCATGGGCTTTCCTTAGGTGGCCTTGTGAAGGACGGCGTCTTTGCCTTGCTCGGCGAGGTGCTCGGCTGCGGCCTGCAGGAAGGTGGAAATCCGGGCGGCGAGCTCTTCCGGGGTGTTGTGAGTCGTGCTGAACGTGTCGATGCCGAATGCAGCCTTGTCGTTGGCGGTCATCGAATCGGCGCCGTTCCAGATGAAGCGGGCCGCAATGGCGAGCCGATCAGCGTCACTGAAGGAGCCGTAGCTCGAGTGGAGGGCGCTGGCCGGAACGAGATCGGCAGCCCGAAGGGCCGATGCCGCCCACCAGGCGAGGGTCAAGCAGCCTTGGCCGTTGACGTAGCGAACCTGGTACTGCGTGCTGTCGCCGAGGTAATCGGCGCGGCCGGTGACTGTGCCGTACTCCTGGGAGCCTTCGAGCTGAACGCGGGCGCCGAGGGGGAGGCGCTTTTCGGGGGTGGTTTGTGCAGACGTTTGCACGGTTTTCTCCTGGCCCGTACCTGCCGACAGGGAGTTGGCTGAGGTGGGTATGGGGTGGAGAATAGAACTATCAGTTACCTTGAGTCAAGCACCAAAAGTAACCTTGTCGAGCGTGGAGCGCTGTCGACGTAAAAAAGCCCGCGTGCGCGGGCCGTAAGCAGGGCTGTGTTGCGTCGATTACATGCAGTGTTCGGTGTAGCTTGCCTCGAAGGTTTTTTCGCCTTGATAGTGTGTTCCGAGATAATTCAGCAGCGGCCCGGTTTGAATCACAACAAAAAGGCGATACTGATTTTCACCGTCATTCCCTTTGATGCGAACGGCTCCGCACGTATATGTGTTGTGGCCCCTATCTCTGTATTCAGTGATTGAAGCATCGAGAGGCGTGTCTCCTGCCGCCCTTGCCGCATCAAGGGCGTACTGGATCGCTTCGTTGCTTGATCGGTGGCCTGTGTAGATGCCGTACAAGGCAATAGCGGCAATTATCACGACGATGGCGGCGAAGGCCTTTAGGGAAAATGATGCCATTGGTCAGTCGTCTTCCCATTTTCCTATAACCGTACCAACGATTCTGAACGGCTCAAGTATGGGTGGGTGTTGTGGGTTCAAGGGTTTTAGCCAGCGCTTTCCCGCATCTTCGACGAAGACTTTAAAGGTAACTTGGTTGGTCCCCTCCATCTTTGCGATGACCCTGTCCCCTGATGTCGGGCCTCTGCGCTCTGGATCGACGAAGACTATGCAGCCTTCCGGGTATGACTTCCCGTAGGGTGCTGTCATCGAGTCTCCGAAGACGCGCAATGCAAAGGTCTTGTCCCCGTTAGTCTTAAGAAACGGGAGCCAGCGCTCGGCGTAGCCTGGTTCGTAGATATCGACGGCTTCGCTCCATTCGCCTGCTTGAACGAAGGAGATAAGGGGTATCTGCCTCTTGATGTCTGGTCCAGAGCTGACGTTTTGAATCTCATATGGAGGCGATTGCTCACGGAGTTTTAGCCCGTCAATAGCAGCTTCCGTTATGCGTTTTAGGCCTCTTCCCGTGAGAAGCCATTCAATTTGAACATTTCCCCAGACGGCAATTCGACGAGCCATGTCCAAGGATGGGTAGCCCTCTCCTTCAAGCCATTTGCGCGCACCTTTTTGTGTGACCTCGAAGATTCCGGCGACGGTTGATTGCCGCGCCTGGCCTTTTGGGGGCACCTTCATTTCATCGCATAGTGCATTCAAGCGCTCGGCGAAGGCGAGTTTTTCGGCTGATGAGTCCATAGAACCAAGTGTTACACCGGCGCTTGGAACGATCAGTACTTGCGCTAAGGTAACTTTCGGTACTAACATCCGCCCCATGTCAGACGTCAATCCAGTTTCCACGGCCATCTCCCTTGTCGGCTTACGTCCGTTGGCTGATGCCGTTGGCGTTAGCTACCAGATGATTCGAAAGTACGAACGGGGTGTAACTACAGCGGAGCGAGTGATTGATGTTGCACGTGCAACGGGTTGGCGTGTGACGCCCCATGCCCTTCGTCCCGATCTCTACCCAAACCCCACTGACGCGCTGCCGGCTGGTCGCGCCGACTGATCGAGTGGTGTCGTGGCCTGTTCTCCCTCCCCCTGGCGTTGTGTCTCCTCCGCTGGGCGTGTTCCCCCGCCGGTCTGGGTGCCGGCGGGGATTTTTTTGGAGTCTTGAATCATGAAAATCTCCAGTGCGAAGCACGCCTTATCGGCGGCCGATAAGGCGCCGAAGTTCTTTGGCCGTGGCAACGATCTGTTCCGGCGCGGCCTGGTGCGCTTGCCCCGCCGAGTCCCGTGTTACGTGGGCGCCGGCCTGGTTGTAGCGCTGAACGGCCTTGCGTATGCGCCCGCCGTGCAGGCGATGGGTGCAGTGCAGAAGGGTGTCGATGTCCTCGTCGGTGATCGGGGAGAAGTGATTCCCGTTGGTGGCGATCACGCGGTTCAGAATGGCCCTCAGGGGGTCGGCGGCGCCGTTGTACTCCTTCCGGCTGTCGACGGCGATGGAAAGCCTGAATCCCATGCCCGTGCCGATCAGCGAGCCGAGCAGGGTCGCCAGCTCGGGGTACTGCCGCCATGTCGCCATAACCTCTTCGAGGAACATCCATTTGTCCTTCCGTTTGTCGTCTGTTTTGTGCTGAGTTTCTTGTTGGCACGCTTTCGGTAGGCGTTGATTCTATCGTCATTGGATGCACTGGTTTTGTGATGGCGCCAGTCTAGGGGCTGGCGATTTTTTAGTTCACTGAGGGGAATAACCATGAGTCATGCAAATTCGGAAAAAACGGACGCCATCCTGGCGCTTCATCACGACGCAAAGGCCTATCCGGGCGGGATTGCGGCGCTGGCCGTGCTGATCGGGCGTTCGCCCGGGGTGCTGCACAACAAGTTCTCCGATGCAATGCCCCAGTACGAGATCACCGACCGCGAAGCGGATGCGCTGGCCATGGCGATTCAGGGCAAGACGGGTCAGCAGTCGTACATCGAGGCGAAGTGCGCTGCCCATGGCGGGGTGTTCGTGCCGCTGCCCGAGGGCCGTGCCGGCGTGGATGACCTGATGCAGGCGCAGCTGGACATGATGCGGCGCTTTGGCGAGCTGGCGCAGGAGTTCACTGAAGCGCGGGCAGATGCCGTCATCAAGCCCGATGAATTTTCGGCGTTGCGGGTGGCTGGCCAGCGCCTGGTGCGGTCGGTGCTGTCCTTCGTGAACGAGATCGGTACGCAGGTGCAGACGTCTGCAGGCGATGCGCCGGATGCCTGATATCGAGGGGGTAACGGTTCGCTTCCTGGCCGCGCCGGTTGGGTTGCTGCCGCCAGATCAGCAGCGCGCGCCCTGCTCGGCGTGCGCGTTTGTGGTGCCGGCAGATCGTTGCCGGGTGATGCGTGGGCAGATGGTGGCCTTGGGCCTGCCGGATTGCTCGACGGACGTTTTTTATCAGGAGGTGCTGTGGGAGCCAGCGTAACGGTGATGCGGGAGTTGATGAGCATCGAGCGGGTTCAGGAGGTGCTGGAGGTGGGTGCGGTGCCGGTCAAGCTGCTGGAGCTGGTGCTGTCCGACTGCGGAATCAAGCCGCTGGGCTGCGATGCGGCAGGCAGTCTGCTGTGGGCTGATGCCGACGTGACGGCCGGTCGCGATGCGATCCGGACGCGCTGCAAGTTGCGGCTTTCCGGCTTGGGGTTGGGCGGTGAGGCGCTGGCCGATGTCGTGCGCGAGGTGCTGCAGGCCGAAGCGGGCGCCGCTGTGCAGCGCGCGGTCGATCGCAACCTGTCCACGGCGCTCGATGACATGGACGGTCGGCTCGACAAGCTCCAGGAGGGAATCCAGGGGCTGTTCCGTCAGCAGGGAGCCAACGGACAGACGCTGCGCGATGTCGCTCAGCACTGCGCCGGGCTGGTCGCGGAGATCCGGGCTGGCAATGCCGCGGTGAAGAAGGACGTGGGCGTGGCGCTGGGGAAGTTCGAGAAGCAGACCGACCTGCTGATGCGGTCGGTGGCGGAAGAGCTCGAGGCGGTGCGTCGGTCGCTCAACGAGCTGGCGCGGGTGACCAAGTGAGGCGGGAAGTAGTCGAACGCCCCATTGAGCTGGCACCGGAGAAACACCGTGAGCTGATGTTGTGCCGGCGTGGGGAAGTCCTGCTGCCGATGTCGCCTCAGCCTGCGCTGGGCGACAAGGCGCTTGCGCTGTTGCGGGAGGCGCTGGCCGAGCTCGGGATGATGTACGCGCCCGGGGATAGTGAGGCGGATCTGCTGGATACGGCGTTCCGCGAAGGCGGACTGTTGGACTGGCGTTGCCCGTGGGGGCGTCCTGGGGGTCTGCTGTGGTGCCGGGAGCCGTGGGCGCAAGTCGGGCACCACTTCCGGTACCGCAATCGGGACGCAATCAAGGGCGATGAGATTGTCTGGCTGCCGGCGGAACGCATGCCGCGCGAGGCTGCCCGGTTGGTGATAGAGATCGATGATGTCGGTATCTCCCGTGACGACCAAGGGCGTTACGTGTGGGCGCTCGGTGTCGAGGCGAGCCAATAAGACGTCATGGGCATTTACCTGAACGACGCCGAGCTGGCGACGCTTTACCGGATCGAGGATTGTCTGGTGAAGACGTATGTGTTCATTCGGAGCCGGATGGATCGGCGCACCGGACGTGTGGGCACGGTGTCCGGCATCAACTATCAGGCGATTGCAGAGCACGGTGAGTACGAGGTGCGGAAGGGAGCTGGGGTGCAGGTTGTGCGCCTCGGCAAGACGCCGGATGAGGCGCAGGAGGTGGCCCGGCGGTACGTGAAGCGGCTGATCAAGGCGGGGCTGCTGGTGTCCATCGGCGGGCCGGTGCTCTGTTTTTTGTGCGCCAAGGCTGACTATGGACAAGTCCGCCAAAATCAAACGCACCGGGAACGCACCACCCAGTTACCCACAGAACGCACCACCCATGACGCTACGGATAGCCCTGATTTTATGCGTGGTTTGACGTGTTTTGAGGTGGAACGCACCACCCCACCGGAAGGGCAAAAACAGCCGAACGCGCCACACATCAAGAATCAAGGTGTGTACACCTCCCAATCATCGTCAACAACTGGTCGTGATGTAGCGCCGGGCGACGCTGGCGCGGGGGTGAATCGAGATCGGGCTGCGCCCTCACAAGCCGGCTCGCTCGGGCGACCCGGCGAAACCCACGACGACCCTTGTCGAGATCGCCCTGCGGGCTCACACGTCGGCCCGCAGGGGGCCGACTTCGAGGAAGGTTGTCGAGATCGGCCTCCGGCCTCGCACCCGGCGCGGGTGCGCCGTTTGGCTACCGAGCCTGAGCCGTCTGGTGCGTCTCCCGGCCTGCAGAGCGCGAACGGCGCTCGCAGTTCGGCAGAAAACGAGTCGTTTGCGGGTGGCATGCCTCCAGACGCTGCAGAGCGGTTTTTGAGGTCGGTTCTCGATGCGCGGGGCGTGCGGGTGCTGGCCTCGGATTCGTCTGTGCTGGCCGGTTGGGTGGCGGCGGGTATCTCCGCTGATGAGCTCGACAGCATTATCGGTAGGGCGAGGGCGGCGCGGATCAAGGCGGGTTCAACCCAATCCATAAACATTCCTTATCTGGCGCAGATCGTGACCAACGATCTGGCGGCGGCGCAGCGGGCGGCTGCGCGGCTCACGGGGGGCGCGCCCAGGGCGTGGCGAGGCGGTGTGGCGGACCTCGAAGCGCTCGCCAGGCGGCTCCAGATTTCCGGCTCTCGGCCCGGCGAGGACGCGGCTGCATTCCGAGATCGAGTGCGGGCAGCGTGGAATGCCCAGCAAGGGGATGGTCATGGCTCGGCGTAAAGCCCCTGCGATCACGCCCGAAGAGCGGGAGCGAAATCGGCGTGATGCGCTGGATCGGCAGCGGGCGCGTTGTGCCGAAATCGCCAAGGCAAAGACCATCGAGGCACGGGCTTGGCTGGTTGCGGCGGGTGCGCTAGTTCCGGGGGAGGGTGTTCGGGAGCGGCTGATCCGGCTGGATCAATACCGGCATTCCCTGGTGCAGGCGTCTGCACAAACGCCGGCGTACCGGCCGACGGCGCGGCAGCTGCAGGCAAAGCCGTGTGAGGGGGTCGAAGTGGAGATTGAGTTTTGAGCGGCCGAGTGCGAGTTGCGCCGGCGCATGAGCGGGTAGTGCGGCAGTTCGTCCAGGACTTCGCTGCCGTTACGGGCCGATGGGTTGCAGAGGGTTGGCACACGCCGGAAGAGGTTGAGGCGTGGCGCCGTGAGATTCGCGGAATTATGCAGAGTGAGAACAATGCAGATTCGGACATTCCGGATCTGTGTCGAGTGTGGCGAGAGATCGCGCGGAAAGCGGAAAGGGGTTGATGATGGGGATCAAAGAGGATGTCAGGGCGAGCTATACGACCGGCTTTCAACATCGAATGAGGAACTGGGCACGATCGGTGTCCGGTATGGGAAGCAGTCTCGCTCAGGTGAATTGGGATTTCACGGGCGGTAGTACGGATGATGGACCGTCGATCCCTATCCTGCAGGGTGATGCCGATGACACAGGGAAGGCGCTTGAGACGTTGCCGATCCGATACCGACGTGCTGTTGAGCTGTACTGGATGTGGGGCGATGAGGATGCTGAGTTGGTCGTTTTGGGGCGCAGGTGCGCGGTGGATTACCGGACGTTTGGGGGTCGGGTGATCGATGGTCACCAGATGCTTCAGGCAGAGCTGGCGCGGGCTTCCGAGGCATTCAGGCGTCAGCGTGAGTATCAGGACGCGGCCGTGCTGAAGGCTAGGAAAGTTGTTGGGGTATTGACGTAGATGGTTTTGCAGGTCTAAAGTGCGTTCCCAGATACAGTTCATAGCTGCGTCCAGAACCCGCCAAGCACCCGCTGGCGGGTTTTTTTTCGTCCGGTGATCCCATGTCTGACCCGCGTATCAGTTCTGCCCAGCGTGGCTACGGAAGCCGATGGCAGAAGGCGCGGGAAACCTTTCTCAGGTCGCACCCCTTGTGCGTCATGTGCGGTGACCTGGGTCGGATCGAGCCCGCGACTGTCGTCGATCACATCAAGCCGCACCGTGGAGACATGGTGCTGTTCTGGGACAAGACGAACTGGCAGCCGCTGTGCAAGTCGTGCCACGACATCCACAAGCAGCGCCTGGAGGCGACGGGCCGGCTCTCCGGCTGCGATGTCTCGGGCCTCCCCCTCGACCCCGGTCACCACTGGGCGGGGGGTGGTCAAAAGTCCAAGCCCCCCTCCCCCTAGACCGCTTGGTCCTCGCTTTGCGCAGCGCCGCGAAATGGATAGGGGGTACCCCCCCCTGAAGGAATGACCATGGCAGGAAGACCTCCGAAGCCGACGGCGCTGAAGCTCGTCGAAGGCAATCGCGGAAAGAGAGCAATCAACAAGCAGGAGCCGGACCCCGACTACCTGGACAACCTCGATCCTCCTGAGTGGCTGGCTGGAATCCCGGGCGTTGCTGAGGTCTGGAAAGAGCTTGCCGCAGATCTACGCGCCGCAAAATTGCTGACGAAGGTGGACGTGACGGCGCTCTCCCAGTTGTGCGTCTCCATCGCGCAGTACCGGAATGCAGCTCGCCGAACCGGGGAGGATCTGGTCCGGGCAAAGATGGCGCTCAACGATGAGGGAAACCCCGTCGAGGTCGGCGAGCACATCAATCCATGGATGCTGGTGCAGTCCATGTCCTTCAAGCAGGCCAACGTCCTGATGCAGCAGTTCGGGATGACGCCGGCTGCGCGAACTCGCGTGGCCATCAATCCGCAAGGTGATCTGTTTGGAAACTCTGGAGGTAGCGGACCGGCGCCGAGCGGTCCCGGCCGCTTCTTCAAGTAGAAAGAAGGCCACTAAGCCCAAGCTCCCGCGTGATCCGGCGACGCGGTATGCACAAGAGGTTGTAACCGGAAAGCGCATGGCGGGGCCTGACGTTCGCGCCGCCTGCAAGCGCCACCTTCGAGACCTGGAAACGGGTCACCTGCGCGGCCTTGTGTGGGACCCCGCTGAGGCCAAGGAGCGCATTGCCTTCTTCGAGGAAGTCCTCTGCCTGAACGGCGGCGATTTCGAGGGGCAACCCTTTCTGCTGCTCGGCTGGCAAAAGTTTGTTGTTGGGTCGCTGTTCGGCTGGAAAACGCAAGACGGCTATCGCCGATTCCGGGTCGCCTACGTTGAGACGGCAAAGGGTTCCGGAAAATCGCCCCTGGCGGCGGGAATCGGCATGATGGGGCTGGTCGCCGACGGTGAGGCTCGTGCCGAGATCTACGCCGGTGCGACCAAGAAAGATCAGGCGATGGTGCTCTTTCGGGACGCTGTTGCCATGTGGCAGCAGTCGAAAGAGCTCAACTGCCGGATCAAAGCCTCTGGTGTCGGTGAAAACGTGTGGAACCTCGCGTATCACGCGGGCGGCGGATTCTTCCGGCCGATCAGCGCAGACGACGGCCAGTCCGGCCCGCGCCCCCACATTGCGCTGATCGACGAGATCCACGAGCACAAGACAAACGCCGTCGTCGAAATGCTGCGGGCCGGCACCAAGAGCCGCCGGCAGGCCATGATCTTCATGATCACCAACTCGGGGTCGAACAAGAACACCCCGTGCTGGGGCTACCACGACTACGGCTCGAAGGTCTGCGCCGGAACGCTCGAAGACGACAGCTTCTTCGCCTACATCTGCGGCCTGGACGAAGGTGACGATCCGATCAAGGACGAATCCTGCTGGGCCAAGGCGAATCCGAGCTTGCAGGAGGCCGATCTGCCCGGCATGCGCTACCTGCGCGAGCAGGTGCGTGAAGCGCGCGGCATGCCCAGTAAAGAAGCGCTCGTCCGGCGGCTCTGCTTCTGCCAATGGACCGAAGCCGAAAACCCGTGGATCTTGCCCGACGTCTGGTTCGGGGCTCAGCAGGAATTCGACTACATGGAGTTCGCGGGCCGGCGTGCCTATGCCGGCCTGGATCTTTCCAGCACGACCGACTTGACCGGCCTTGTTCTTTGGATCGAGCCGGTCGAAGAGGATGAGCCGTGGCGCATCGTGCCCTTCTGCTGGGTACCAGACGAAGACCTTGAGCGAAAGGAGAAGGTCGATCGCGTGCCATACATTGCATGGAAGAACGCAGGCCATCTCTTCACCACCCCTGGCCGTGCTGTCAGCAAGCTTGCTGTCGCGCGTTTCCTTGTGCAGATGTCTGCACTGTTCGAGCTGGTCGCCTGCGCCTACGACCGTTGGCGAATCGAAGATTTTCGGGCGTTGGCTGAGGATAACGACCTCGAGCTCCCGCCGATGGAGCCCTTCGGTCAGGGCTTCAAGGACATGAGCCCCGCGGTCGAGGCCTTCGAGACACATCTCCTGAATCGGACTGCAGTTCATCCGGGCCACCCGGTCATGACCTGGTGTGCCGCAAATGCAGTTGTCGTCACCGACGATGCCGAAAACCGAAAGCTCTCCAAGGCCAAGGCCAGCGGCCGTATCGACTTGGCCGTTGCCGCGACGATGGGCGCCGGTCTCATCGCGCGCATGGCTGAACAAGAACCCGAAGATCCCGGAATCCTTCTCCTATGAAATCTGCCCTCCGAATGCGAGCTGAGGTAATGCTCGACCATGACCGTGCCTCACGCACGCCGCCTCGGGCGGCAGGCGACACCGAACCGCTCAGCAGCGGCGTGCGTGGCAGCCGGCTTTACGACTGGCTTACCGGTGGGCTGCGTGGCAGCGTCTCCGAAACGCAGGCAATGCGGATCGGTGCTGTGCATGCCAGTGTCGGGCTCATTGGCGGTGCTATCGCCGCCATGCCCTTCCACCTCTACCAGCGCACCGACACCGGCCGGGCTCGCTACGACAGTGACCTGTGGTGGCTCCTGAACGAATCGCCCGAGCCGGCATGGACGGCGGCCAGCGCGTGGCAGTACGTCGCCCAGTCCATTCTGCTGCGCGGTGATGGCTTCCGTCAGATCCACCGGGCCAGTCGCTACTCTCCGCGCATCATCGGCTTCGAGCCTATCCACCCTGACGCGGTCAGCGTCGAGCGAATCGACGGCCGCAACCGTTACACCTTCTGGGTGCGCATCTCCAGTGGTGCTGTCGAGAAGCGTGTCGTAGATCAGGACGACATGCTGCACTTCCCGGGCATCGGCTTTGATGGGCTGCGCTCGCTCACGCCCATCAGTGCGGCGCTCGGGCATGCCGCGTCCCTGGCGCTCAATGCCGAGCAGCATGCCTCCACGTTCTTTGCTGGGGGGGCGCGGGCTGATCAAGCGCTCGTCGTGCCGAAGGAGATGAAGCTCAACGAAGAGCAGAAGCTCGCAATCAAGGAGAGCTGGGGCGCCCAGCAGCAGCACTACAACGAAACCGGCATTCCGCCGATTCTCGTGGGCGGCATGGATATCAAGCAGCTCACGATCAATGCCAAGGATGCCCAACTCCTCGAAAGCCGGCAGCAGTCGGTCGAAGACATCGCACGAATCATGGGTGTGCCGCCGCACATGATCGGAAAGACCGACTCCGCCACCAGCTGGGGGACGGGCATTCAGCAGATGTCCATCGGCTTCATCCGTTTCACCGTTGGGCGGCACCTCGACGTCATTGCCCAGGAGCTCAACCGCAAGATCTGGCCACGCTCGCGCATCTACTACGGCGAGTTCAATCGGGATTCCCTCCTTGAGGGTGACTCGAAAGAGCAGGGTGAGTACTTCGGCAAAGCGCTCGGCGGGCCGGGTACGCAAGGCTGGATGACGGTCAATGAGGTGCGTCGCCTCAAGAACCTTCCGCCTGATCCCTCGCCTTGGGCAAATGCCGTACAGCAATCCGGCCAGAAACCTCCAACCAACAAGGACGCCTCCAATGCGAATCCGTAACGGCCTCTTCGCCCTGCTCAATGCCAACAAGGGGCGTGGCCAGTTTCATGCCAAGGCCACCGGCAACAACGAAGCCACCATTTGGCTTTACGACGCCATCGTGCGCGACGACTCCTGGGGTGGTGTCTCTGCCCTTACCGTCGGAAAAGCCCTGGCCGAACACGCCGACAAGGCCACCATTCATCTGCGGATCGACTCGCCGGGTGGTGACGTCTTCGCCGGCCGCGCCATGGAGCAGCTCATCAAGGAGCATCCGGGAAACGTCATCACACATATCGATGGGTTTGCCGCTTCCGCCGCCTCCTACGTCGCCCTGGCCGGCAACGAAGTGCAGATATCCCAGGGTGGCCAGATCATGATCCACAAGGCGTGGACCTTGACCTGGGGCAACGCCGACGACCTGAGCAAGACGGTCAATCTTCTCAACCAGATCGATGAAGCGCTGATCCTCACCTACGCAGATCGCACCGGACAGGATGCCGAGCAGATCCGGAAGTGGATCTCCGCCGAAACCTGGTTCACTGCCGACGACGCCGTCAAGTATGGCTTTGCCGACAAGATCGCCGGCGACGTTGGTGCCGATCAGCCTGGTGCAAGCAACGCCGATCGCGCATGGGACCTCAGCGCCTACGCCAATGCGCCGCAAGGTGCATTGCCTGCAGCCTCCAGTCTCGCCCCCAAGTCTGCAGTCGATAAAGCCGAAGCCGCTGAATCCGACGTCGATGAGTTCGACCGCGATGCAGCCCTCCGCCGCCTCGCCGCTGCAGCCCTGTAACCCCGGGCATCCGCCCGCCCTGCCAGTCGCCGCGAAAGCGGCTTTTTTTTCGCCCTCACTCTGGAGAATCACCGTGGCCGAATCCATTCAACAAATGCGCGAGCAGATTGCAGCGCGTGCCAAGGAAGTCCGTGCCCTTGTCGAAGACAAGAGCTCCCCGTGGAACGAAACCAAGCAGAAGACCTACGACGAAGGCATGGCCGAGATCGACAGCCTGAAGGCCCAGATCGATCGTCTGCAGGCCATTCTCGATCTTGATATCGAAGATGACCGGGCCGGCGCCATTGCCGATGCTGCGGCTGCCCGTGCCCGCACTGCCGGCGTCACCACGGCTCACGCTGAAAAGGTTCGTGCCGTCTTTGCCGCCTGGGCGCGCAACGGCGATCGTGCGCTGTCCGCGGAAGACTGGAACCTCATCCGCAACACCACCTCCACGACGACCCCGTCCGAAGGTGGCTACACCGTGGCCGTGCAGATCGCCAAGTCCGTCGCCGATGCCCTCAAGTCCCTGGGCGGCATGCGCGCTGTGGCCGACGTGATGCAGACGGCCAACGGCCAGACCATCAACTTCCCGACCTCCGACGGCACCACGGAAGAGGGCGAAATCATCGCGCAGAACACCTCCGCGAACGATTCCGACCCCAGCTTCGGCACCGTGGCAATTCCCGTCTACAAGTACAGCTCCAAGGTCGTTACCGTCCCGGTCGAGCTCCTGCAGGATGCCGAGGTGGATATCGAAAACTTCGTTGTTCGCCGCTGCACGGTGCGTGTCTCCCGCATCACCAACCGTAACTTCACCACCGGCACCAACACCAATCAGCCCAATGGTGTGGTGACGGCCGCGGCCGCTGGCAAGGTTGGTCTCACCGGTCAGACGACTTCGGTCACCGTCGATGACCTGATCGATCTCGAGCACTCCGTCGACAACGCCTATCGCGAGCTGGGCAACTGCCGCTGGATGATGCATGACTCCAGCTTCAAGGTGATCAAGAAGCTCAAGGACAGCACTGGTCGCCCCATCTTCATGCCGGGCTACGACGGTCTCGGCGGCAAGGCGCCGGACAGCATCCTCGGTTACCCCGTTGCCATCAACAACCACATGCCGGTGATGGCGGCTTCGGCCAAGTCCATCCTCTTCGGTGACTTCAGTTTCTATGTCATCCGCGACGTCGTCAGCGCGACCGAGTTCCAGCGCTACACCGACAGCGTCTATGCCAAGAAGGGGCAGGTCGGCTTCCACCTCTGGGCACGTGCGGGCGGCAACCTGACCGACGTCGGTGGCTGCATCAAGTACTACCAGAACTCCGCGACCTAATCCTGTTTGGGCGTGCAGACGTCTGCACGCCATTCACCCTCCCTGCAATCTGGAGAAACACATGAACGATCAAGACAAAACCGCCGCCGCCAAGGGCAAGGGCATTCCCGGCCTCGTCCTCGTCGACATCCCGAACCTCAACCTCAAGTGTGGCGAGTACGTCACCCTCTCCGAGGCGGATGCCAAGGCCTGCGCTGGCCAGTTCGATCCCAAGGCCCCCAAGCCGGTTCAATCGGCTGCTGACGAGTAATCCCTCCAACATCAAGGATGCTGCAATGAAAAAAACCCTCTGTGTCGTCGCCAGTCTTTGCCTGATGCTTTTTGCCGGCCTGTCCAGCGCGGCAAGCTTCGTTTACGACTCCTACCTCGATGACGTGTGGGCCGGCGCCATCGCCAAGACCGATACCTACAAGTGCGCCCTGGTCTCCGCGTCGGGCGTCTCCGCTGCTTCCAAGGCCAGTCACACCAAGTTCTCCGATGTTGCTGGTGAGGTATCTGGAACGGGCTATGTCGCCGGCGGGGTCGGCGTCGTCCCTGTGTTCACGAAGGACACCACCAACCACAAGCTGGTGATCACGTTCCCATCCTTCACCTGGTCGGGCTCCACGATCACGGCGCGCGGTGCGGTTTGTTATCAGTCCTCGGGTGTCGCCAGTTCCAGTCGGTTGGTCTTCATCAATGACTTCGGTGCCGACGTCTCCAGTAGCAGCGGCACATTCACCGTCAATTCATCGACGTTGTCGTTCTCGGCGCCGTAGCAAGACAGTCAAGCCTGCAGGAAGGATATGTAATGGCCTACCCAATCCCTGATGCATACACCGTCCCGGCAGGTGGAACGATCGTTGCCGGGCGATTCGCCAACCCGGTAGCGGCGCCCGATCTTGTTGGCGGCACGGTCACCACGCTGCTGAAAGACTGGTCCGGAACCGGCTTTCAGCTCTTGTCGACCGCGCCGCCGGTGGACTATTCCCCGCAGACGGCCATCTACACCGCATCCGGTCACATGGGTGCGGCGTGGGATGCGCCGCGGGGCATTCTCTGGATGTATGGCTGTGAGTCTCACGGCCAAAACCAGATGATCAATACGCCGTACCGTTGGGATTCGTCCGACGGCAAGTTCAAGCGGCAGTACCAGCCGGATGTGTGCGTGGGGCAGCACCACATCACGGCGGCAGGCATCCACTTTGCCGACGCTGCCAACACGCGGCCCTGGGGCTCTCATACCTTCGACGCCTTGTGGTACGACCCCAGTACCAAGGAGCTGGCCTTTGCCTACGATTCGGAAGATCACGCCTTCTGGATGGGGGCGCTGACCACCGCACAGCAAAATGCCCTGAGCGACACCGGAACGTACAGCGCCGCAAGCCGGAGCTGCCCCTTCTGGTACTACAACACCGCGACCGGCACTTGGCGGTATCAGGCGTCGCCGGCCATCACAGCGTTCGTCAAGGCGAGCACCGGAACCCCTGTCGTCCGAGATCCTGGCAACGGCTGGTGGCGGGTCGATGGTGCCAACGTGGCCCACCTCTCCGAGGATGGCGCGACCGTCACCAACGGCAGCATCTACGGTATGGCGTCCTACGCCTACACCCAGTCCAAGCTCCACAACTTCACGAACCACATCGTGATCATCGGGGGGTACTACGCCAGCCCGGGCACCTGGCTGGGCGCCATCCACCCGAAAGCCAATCTGGCGGGCTCCAAGATCATGATGCTTGCTGATTTCCCGGCGCTGTCTGGCTGGGATGCCACCAACACCTGGTCGTGTCCGTTGCCGGACGGCCGGATCGTGTTCGGTGCTCAGGACGTCAGCGGGGGCGCCTCGGGTGGCCAGCTCGGCGCCTTCATTCTCGATTGGAACAAGGCAACGCCGACCGTGGTGGATACCGGGTATCGCCTGGGCGCCTCGGTGCGCGGTGTCGTCAGCAGCTACACGCTCAAGTGCGTATGGTCCGCCGCGCACAACTGCGTGATCCTCATCACTGACCGCCTGGGCGACGGCAACGACCGCGTCTACGGCCTGCGAGTTTAATCATGGCTCTTGCACTCAATTCGTCCCATGCTCTGGCATCGGCAGTCTCCGCACTGATTGCAGTGGATGCAAACACCGGCACGCTGGTTGATCTGAAGACGGCGCGCACCTTCACGGTGGATGCCGGCGTCACCTTCGTCGATGACGCAACCAACGGCAAGGTGTTGCGCACCGCTGGCGCCGATGCGTCCAGCGCCAAGGGTTTTTCGTTCACGCCGGCCATCTCGATGGCCACTCAGGTGGCGGGCTTCGGCAGCACGATGTTCCTGGTGCTCGCCAAGCACACGGGCGACGATGCTGGCCTGGCCAGCTACAAGAACAACACGCCGGTTGGCGGGAACGTGATGATCTACCATCCCGTTCCGGTGTTCACCAGCCAGACGAACGGCCGAAAAATCGCCCTGTCGTCGGTCAATACCGACACTTACGATGCGGCGAAAACCTCGTCGATCTCCATCTATGGTGACGGGCTGCGGCATACCATCGCCGCCACGGCCAGCAACGCAGCAGGGGGCTGGTCGTCCGTCGCCGGCAAGCTTTATGTCGACGGTTCCGATACCGGCATCGCCGTTACCGGCGGCGCGGGCGATGCAGTTTTTGGGGCGTTCAACAACCTCGCCAACAGCCTGTGGCGTGGTGACTTCCTGTATTGGGTTTTCTTCAATCGGGTGCTCACCTCGGCCGAGATTGCCAGCCTTCACGCCTCGGTCGGCAATGCGAATGCCTTCGGGCTCGTCACTGGCCAGCCGTCCGGCGCATCCGCACCCACCGGCACCGTCACCGTCGGTACGGTCACGGTCGGCACCACGACGGCCAGCGTGCCCTTCTCCTACAGCGCTGCAGATCAGACCGGCTACGACTACCGCCTGAACGGTGGCGCCGTGGTCTCCGGAAGCACTGTATCGCCAATTTCGCTGACGGGGCTCTCTGCTGGCACCGGGTACACCATCGAGATCCGCGCGACCAATGCAACTGGCGCTGGTGCCTGGTCATCCTCGAAAGCGTTCACGACCAACGCTGCAGCCGATGCGACGGCGCCAACCCTGACGGGCACGATTACCTTCAGTGCCATTTCGAGTACCGGATACACGGCCGCATGGTCGGCGGGCGCCGACAATGTCGCGGTTACTGGATACGAGTACCAGATCGGGGGTACTGCTGGCGCGTGGATCGATGCGGGAAACGTCACCAGCAAGGCCATCGCCGGCCGTACCGCCGGGGCGACTGAAACGCTCTATGTGCGCGCCTACGACGCCGCAGGAAATCGCTCGACCCCGATTAGCGCCAGTGTCACCCTGGCCGCAGCTGTTCTTCCGACAATCGCTATCCCTAACCCGCTCAAAAACAACACGGGAACGCCGTTGGCGAATCTCACGAACGTCACTGCGGCGGTGCTTCGTGCAAGCGATAAGACGGCAGTTGTGACCGTCACCGGACTGACGACGAACGCATCGGGCGTGCTTTCCACGATTTCAAGCGCGGCGCTTACCGTGGGGGCGTCGTATTACGTTGCCGTGTTTCCGATTGAGGGCGGCGCAGGGATAACCGCGCCGATCGCTGCGCAATGAGTCTCAGCCTTCGAGTAGATTCGTCCCCGCTCATCGCTGGCGCACTGGTCGTTGGTAGTTGTGGTCTGGGGGTGTTGGCCGACTCCATCCCCTCCACGGGAGATAGCGGCCCATCATTCCTGTACAACGACATTTCCCTTCCTTCTGATGCAGGTAAGGAGGTTCGTGGCCTGATCACCAGCTGGCCGGTCAGCGGCGCGCTGTTTGCGTGGGAGGACGGCAGCTTCACGTACTCCGGCCCGTCCGGATCGTTTTCCTACCAGCTCTATGTGGATGGTGCAGCAGTCGGCGCGCCGGTAGCTGTGTCGCTCACCGTTGGTGCGGCTGCCATCAACGGCGCTGCGCCTGGTGCGGTGCTCGCAGGGGCTGGCGCGATATCTTCAGGGGCTGCGGTAGGTGGTTCGTCATCTTCGGGAACGGCGCCTGGCGCTTCGCTTTCGGGCGGGGGGGCGGTTTCCGTTGGCGGCGCCGCGGGTGGCAGTGCATCCTCTTCCGGAGTCGGTCCGGGCGCTGTGCTGTCTGGTGATGGGGCGCTCGCTGCTGGTGGTGCGACTGGAGGCGGCGCTTCCTCCGGCGCGGCGCCCGGTCAAGTTCTGACTGGAGCGGGGGGTCTTTCTGCAGGTGGTGCTTCTGGGGTATGGGCGCCTACCGATGGAAGCGAACCGATCTCTCTCGCGGAGATCAAGGCGCACCTCCGGATTGACGCTGATATCACCGAGCACGACCCCATCCTCATGATCCTCATTGCCGCTGCCAGAGCGCAGGCAGAGCAGCGGATCGGCCGACGTATCGGGCTGCAGGATGCGCAGCTCGTGTTGAACGGCTTCCCGCGGGGCTCCATCCGCCTACCGTACCCACCTGTGTATGAGGTGCTGTCGGTGGTCTATGACGATCCTGATGGGGGCGCCGAGGTGGAGCTCAGCAAGGACGCCTACCGGGTGAGGCTGTCGTGTGAGCCTGCGGTGATATCGCCCGTTGCAGGTTGGCCGGCGACCCTGCAGGAACCTGGAGCGGTCCGCATTCACTACCGCTGTGGTGTCACCCCTTCTGATCGGCGTTGGGTGGGGCTGCGCGCTTGGCTGCTGTTGGCTGTCGGGTTCTGGTTTGTCGACGCCGAGGGTGGCGTGAGTGACCTACCTGACGCGTTCTGGGATGGCCTACTTGATCCGCTGTGTTTTTTCGGAACGGTAACCCTGCGATGAGCAAATCCTTTTCAGCCCGAAAACTGGATGTCAAGGTCGTGCTCCTGGCGGCGGCTGAGGCCCGCGATGGTGCAGGGCAGCCGATCAAGACGTGGGCCGAGGTGGCGCGGCCGTGGGCAAACGTCGCATGGCCTTACGGCCTCGAGACAATTCGTGCCGGTGCCGAGGTATCCATCAGGCGTGCCAGTGTCCGTATCCGCAGGCGGGCCGGGGTATCGGAAGGCATGCGGGTACGGCTTGTCGAGGGGGATGCTGAAATCAAGTCGGTCTTGCCGGTAGCCCCGTGTTGGATGGATTTAGTGTGTGAGGTGGTCAGATGAGCTTCAGCCTCAATGTGGATACGTCTGCACTCGACCGGCTCATGGACATGCTCGGTGACGAAGCCGAAGCAGCCGCACGGCCCGCAGCGCAGGCCAGTGCCCAGGTGTTCTACAAAGCCGTAAAAGCCAATGTCGCCGCCCTCGGCCGCAATACCGGCAACCTCGATCGCTCGATCTATCAGGTGTATTCCAAGTCCAAGAGCGGATCTGGTCGGGCCGTCTATCACGTGTCGTGGAACGCCCAAAAGGCACCCCACGGGCATCTTGTGGAGAACGGGCACATCCAGCGCTACAAGGTCTACGTCGGGAAGGATGGCCGCTGGTACACCGCCATCCGGCCCGGCATGAAGGGCAAAAATGCACCGCCCAGAAAGGCCCCCCAATCCGTCAAGGATGAGTATTACGTCCCCTTGGCAGCGCCACGCCAAGTGCCGGCTCAGTCGTTCGTGCGCAAAGCCTTGTCATCCTCGGACGAAGCGCTCGCTGCGGCCGAGTCCGTGCTGCTCACCAAGCTCGGAGCAATATAGATGCTGCTCGAAGAAGCCCTGTTTTCTGTGCTGTCGCCGCTTGTTGCTGGCCGGGTGTTTCCCGACGTCGCCCCGATGGATACGCCGCGGCCGTACGTTACCTATCAGCAGATTGGTGGGGATTCGGTTGCTTACGTTGGAAAGGATCGCCCGAACATCGAAAACGCCCTGGTGCAGATCAACGTCTGGGGTAATGCCCGGCTCGAAGTGTCCGCCCTGCGTCGCAGCATCGAAGATGAGCTGGTGGCCGCAGTAGCATTCGAGGCGCGGCCGTCTGGTGCGTCGTCATCCCGCCACGAACCCGACATGAGCCCGCCTGCCTTCGGTGCTCGGCAAGATTTCTCAATCTGGATCGCTCGCTGATCCACCTTTCACCGCCCTTCCTGGGCAGATACAACAACCGCCGATCGGCGGTTTTTTCATTTCTGGAGACCCGCAATGGCTCAAGTACCTACTGGCACCATTTTTTCTGTCGCGATCAGCTTTGGCCCTGACAAAACCGTCACCTCGATCAGTAACGCAGCGGTGGCTGTCGTCGCTTGTACCGCTCACGGCTACAGCAACGGCGACATCGTTGAGATCACCAGCGGCTGGGGCAAGCTCAACAAGCGCGCTTTCCGCGTTGCGTCGGTCTCTGCCGACTCGTTTCAGCTCGAAGGGCAGGACACCACCAACACCTCCTTCTACCCGGCTGGCTCGAGCGGTGGCACGGTTCGCAAGGTTACCGGCTGGCAGCAGTTCGAGAAGGTCATGAACCCGAAGTCCGATGGTGGTGACCCGAAGAAGGTCAATTACAAGTACGTCGAATCCGATGTCGAGTACTCCATCAATGATGGCTTCTCGGCCACCAGCTACACCCTCGAGCTCGACGCGGACGCCATCGGTGGTGCCGGCTATGGTGCTGCCAAAGCCCTCACTGAAACCCAGACCGACACCATCATGCAGATGCGTCTGCGCTCCGGCTCCCCGATCTACCTGCCCTGCAAGGTCGCCCTCAACGAGAACGTCCAGCTTCAGGAAGGCCAGATCAACCGCGTGATGGTCGCCTTCAACGGCAACAACCGCGCCACCCGCTACGCCGCCTGATTTTTGCAGTGCCCACAGTCGGTTTGCAGACGTCTGCACGCCGGCTTACCCACCCGCCGGGTCGCTCCCGGCGGTTTTTTTCGACTGAACGAAGGACATCCCCACCATGGCCATTGCGAAAATCAAACTGGGCTCTCGCCCCAAGAGCTTCAAGCACACCGTCACCTTCCCGATGCTCGACGGCACCACTGGCACCATTGAGTGCCTCTTCAAGTACCGCACTCGCGATGAGTTCGGCAAGTTCGTCGATGGTCTGTTCGATGCGGCGGGTACGAAGCCGCCGGCCGATGGGCAGTTTTCCATGAAGGAGCTCATGTCCCGCACCAGTACGGCGAACGCCGACTATCTGCTTGCGGTGCTCGACGGCTGGAACCTCGATGACGAGCTGACCCATGGCGCCCTGGTCCAACTGGCCGACGAACTGCCCGGCGCTGCCGCCACCATCATGGAAGCCTACCGCGCCGCCGTTGTCGAGGGCCGGCTGGGAAACTGACCGAGGCGGCCCGGGCCGCCTATCGCCGGATACCCACGGCCGCCGAGCTGGCCGGGTCCGGTCTGACTCCCGAGGACTACGAAGCCGATCCCGTCGAGGTGTGGCCGGAAAACTGGCCGGTCGTTGAGTTGTTCTTGCGGCTCGCCACCCAGTGGCGCACTGGCATCAACGGCGCAACGGGTCTCGATTACACCGCCGCCTATCCCCTGATTGATCGTGTCGCCTCCAGTTCGGATGAGTGGTGGCACCTGTTTGACGATCTCCAGCACCTGGAGCGCGCTGCGCTCAGGGCTGCAAAGGAAGAATCATGAGCACTGAAGAGCGCAAGGTACAGCTCGTTGCCGAGGTGGATACCACCAAGGTGAAGGAAGGTTTTTCCGGCATCAAGGCTGATGCGCGCGACATGGCCGCGGCCGTCGGGAAGGCTGGTGCCGATGCAAGCAAGGGCATCGATGCCATTGCCGAAGGTGCGCCGGCAACCTCCGGTAAGGTTGATCGCGCTACCAAATCCATCATTGCCAGCATTCAGCGGGCCACCGCTGCAGCCGAGGCCGGCAGCACCTCCAACGCCCGGTATTTCGAGTCCATCGCCGCACAGCGCGGCATCGGCGGCGATGCCCTGCGTCCGTACCTGGCCGGGCTGGATGCGGCCATCGACAAGCAGCGCGCTGCGGCGAGCAGCATGGGGGGTATGGCAATCTCGGCCGGGCAGATGCAGAACGCCCTTCGGGGTGTTCCGGCGCAGTTCACCGACATTGCCACGTCCCTCATGGCTGGCCAGGCGCCGATGACCGTCCTGCTCCAGCAAGGTGGGCAGCTCAAGGATATGTTCGGCGGTGCAGGTGAGGCCGCACGCGCGATGGGTGGCTACCTCGTTGGCCTCATCAACCCCTTCACTATCCTTGCGGCTACGGCTGCGACTGTCGGTGTCGCCTATGCCCAAGGCTCTGCCGAATCTCAGAACCTCGCCAAGGCACTCATTCTCACCGGCAACGCCGCCGGCCAGTCTGCGGGGCAGCTTCAGGACATGGCCAAGGCTGTGGCGATGGCGACCGGTACGACGCAAAGCTCAGCGGCGAGTGCTATTGAGCAGGCTGTCACCGCCGGCAAGATCGCGGGCAGCAATCTGGCCATGGTTTCCGAGGCGGCGGTACGCATGGAGCGCGCCACTGGGCAGGCCATCAGCAAGACGGTGGATGACTTCTCTGAGCTGGGGAAGGAGCCGGTCAAGGCTTCCGAGAAGCTGAACGAGAAATACAACTACCTCACGGGCGACATCTACAAGCAGATCCGTGCGCTGGAAGAGCAGGGCAAAACCTTTGAGGCGGGGGCACTTGCCCAGAAGGCTTACGCGGATGCGCTGAACAGCCGTTCCAAGGAGGTTGTTGCAAACCTTGGGCTTATCGAAGAAGCCTGGAAGGGCATTGTCGGTGCTGCTGCGCGCGGCTGGGACGCGATGCTTGGTGTCGGCCGCCAGTCCACCTTGACCGAGCAGATTGCTGAACAAAAGCGATTTGTTGAGGCAATCCGTAGTGGCGCAGAAGTCGGCAATATCGACGTAGCGCAGAAGCGCCTGGCGGCACTCGAAGCCGTAGCCACGGAAGAGGAGAGGAAAGGTAAGGCGGCTGCCGAATCAAATCGCCAAACTCAGGCTTCCAACGCTCTTGCCAGTGAGGCCGACAAGTACCTTGCGAAAGAGGAGCTGAAGCGCCGAGAGATCCTCAAGCTGCAAAATCTGTATGTCGATGCCGTCAAGGGCGGGACGAAATCCACGGCCGAAATCACTCAGGCAACGAAGCAGTTGGAGTCTGCCCTGGAGGGGGTGGAAGAAAAATATAAGGAGCGGGAGAAGCGAGCCAAACGCCCTGGGAAAAGCCAGGAGGCAAAAGATGCCGAAGAGCTCCTGCGTGTCCTGGAGAAGACCGGTGACCGTTCGGTGGGGCTGGATTCCAGCTACTACAAAGACCTCCGTGTCCTGTTCAAGGGGTATCAGGATGGCAAGGTCGATCTTGATCACTATCGTGCAGCCGTCGAGGGGCTGACCACTTCTCAGAAGTTCTACACGGACGAAGTTGCCCGTCAGAAAAAGGCTCAGCAGGACGCCGACAAGGCGATGGGCGACTACTACGACAACTGGCAGCGCTATCTCGTCGGTCTCGATCAGGAGGCCGCGAAGCTTGAAGATCAGGTAATGCTGTACGGCCTTGGCAAGTCGGCCATGTCTCGCCTGACGCTGGCTCGGGCTGAAGATACTCTCCAGAAGGCGCGCGACAACGGCGTGTCGGGTGAATACCTGAACAAGCTCGAGCAAGAGGTCGAGCTGCGCAAGCGGATCTACGAAGCCACGGCGACCAATGAGGTCCAGGAGGCCAACACCAAGGCTGCGGAGAAGGCCGCCCAGGAGTGGCAGCGGGTATCCGACGACATCAGTCGGGCGCTCACCGACAGCATCTTCCGGGGTGGCAAAACCGGCTGGGAGCAGCTGAAGAGCACCATCGAAGCAACGCTGATCCGTGCGTACGTGCAGCCGGTTGTGCAGGGGGCCATGAACTCCATGCTCGGGATGCCGGGTTCTGGCGCTGCCGGCGCCGGCGCTGGAGGTGGTGGCGCCATGAGCAGCCTGGGGAGTATCGGCAACCTGTTCTCCACGGGCAGCAAGCTGGCCGGGTTGGGTTCGGGGCTGTCGGCCTACGAAGGCTTTGCGGGCTACATGCAGTTCGGCTCCATGGCGTCGAGCTTCGGGACGGGTCTCACGGCTGCAGCGGGTGGGGCTGACCTCACCGCAGCAATCGCAGCCTATGAAGCGGCCGGGATGGGGGCTACCGCTGCCAGCCTGAGCGGTGGTGCGGCCGTTGCCGGATCGGTTGGCGCAGAGGCTGCCAGCATGATGGGGGCCGCCATGAGCGGCCTTGCGGCGGCTGCGCCTTACCTGGCGGTGGCGTTGTTGGTGGCGAATCAGCTCGGGGCCTTCAAGGGGGCTACACCTCACCGTGGCGGCGCTTATGTGGCCAACACCAACGGCAGCCCCGGCCAGCTGGGCACGTCGCAGAATTTCGGTGGTTTTGATCTGGGGTGGGGGGCTTACAACTCCGACCGATCGTCGCAAACCGACACGGCCATGATGAGCATGGCCAGTGGCATCGCCCAGCAGATCGCCACCAGCGCAACGCGCTACGGCGGTGCGGCAAACCTGAGCGTCGGGACGCGGTTTGCTTCCGATAACAGTGATTACTCCATCGGGGCAATCAAGCTGCGCAACACGCTCGGTCAGGATGTCTTCAGCCTGGACAAGCACTACGACTCCAATGCCAGCAAGGGCCTGCAGGACTTCGTGTCCGATTCGGTGACACGGGCGATTGTGGGGGGGCTGAAGGCAACCGACCTGGCCGATCAGTTCGATGCGCTGTTCAAGAACGTCGATCCGCTCACGTCCTCCCTGGAGGATCTGAACAAGGCGCTATCCACGGCAACAACAGTGAGCAACATCCTGGCGCTCACCAATGCCGATGCATCCAAGGCAGCGGCTGCAGCGGGAAAGTCGGCGACTGAGCAGTTCTACGCGATGTCCGGAACCCTGGCCACGATGGCGCAATCCGGGGTGCTGTCCATGGATACGCTGCTCAGTTCAACACAGCAGTACTACGACGCTCAGGTGTCCATGATCGCCAACCTGAACAGCGTCGGTAAGTCTGTTTCCACGTCCATCGAGCAATCCATCCGCAACATCAAGTATGGGCTGCTCGACAGTCAGGGCCAGTACAGCATGCTGGATTCCGAGGCGGCCCGGTACATGGACACGCTCCGGACGCTGACCGATCCAACCTTGATTCAGGAGTACGCCGGCAAGCTGACGGAAACCATCAATACGGCCTACCAGCTCACCCCTGAAGGGCTCCGGGCAGATCAGGCCAGTGCGTTCATTGATCGTTTCCAGACGGTCAATGACCTGGTGCAGGCGCGGCTGTCGGCAAGCAAGGATCAGGTTGCCGCCGACAACAAGGCGCTTGCCAGCACCATCGCCGATGCGATCACCAAGAGCTTCGGCGGGGTGCAGGACAGCCTGGATGCAGTGAGCGGGAGCATTCCGAAGACCATTGACGTTGTGGTCGTTGCGCCAGCTGGATCGAACGTAACGACCGAACTCGGCTACTGATCATGCGTACGCTCACCCCCTCGATGCAGGCGGCTACGGCCGCCCGCGTCACCCGTCCGTTTCACCTGGTGCGCTTCGACGCTTCGCCGCCGCTGCGCTTCTGCACCCTGCAAAACCTCACCATCCTGGGCGCCGACTGGCTGCAGGTCGACATGCAGATCAGCGGCCTCGCAGGCAGTGGTACGCCGTCCATCGCGTTTGGAGATCCGGACGGCGCCATGGCTACGGCGGTGCTGCAGGGTCTGCTCGACGATGTGCCCGTCACCATCTGGACGGGCGATGCCGCTGCGCTGGCCGACGCCGATCCCGTCATCCAGTGGCAGGGCGCCACCGATGGGGCCAGCATCGATCCGGCTTCGGGCCGGGTCAGTGTCAGCCTGTCGGTGGCGCCGTCGGCTGCGCTCTATGCCCCGCGGCTGCTCTACGGGCCGTCGATGGGCATGGGCACCATGATCCCCGCCGGCGCCGTCATTCGGGTCGGTGACAAAACCTACACCGTGGAGCGCAAGTAATGGCCGCTTTCCCCAATCTGCCATTCGACGCTGAAACCGCCGAAGAGTGGATCGACGACATCAAGCTTGACCGGGCCAGCAACGGCAGTGCCCGCGGCCGTGCCCTTTACGCCTCACCAAAGCTGCGGCTTACGTCGGCTTTTCGGGCGCTCAGCCTCGCGCAGCGCTCGGCCGTCGATGCCCATTACCTGGCGCATCGCAACGCTGCGTTCTCCGTGGTGTGGCGCGGCCAGACCTACACCATGGCCTACACCGTTCCCCCGCGCTGGTCGCGGGTCGGCGGTGTGCTCTGGAATCTCAATGTCACCCTGGAGCAGGTATGACGCTATTTTTGCCTGACGCCGATCTCTCTGGTGTCGCCGCCAAGGACGTCATCAATGGCGTGGCCAGCAAGAACCGGCAGGTCCTGTCGCTGGTGGCCGCCGGCACGCCGGCGCGAATCGTCTTCGGTCGGGACCGTCTCGGCGCACATGTGGACAATGTGCTCAGCTACGGCGCCCACGTCTATATCCGGGCGCTCTGGTGCTGGGCGCCCGGCGGTGTGGGTGTCGATGCCATTGAGGCCGTGCACTTCGACGACGACGTGATTCCGGCCGGTGTCGAGCGAGCCGACTACCTGGGCACGGCCGGGCAGGGGGTTGATCCGTGGCTGGTGGCTGCCTTTGCCGATCAGGGTGTCACCTATGCAGATTCGCTGCCGGGGATGGCCTACAGCGTTTTCAAGGTGCCGCGCCTGCTGGCCTCGTCGATCGGCGTGCCGAACATTGCGGCCATCATTCGGGGCAGTAAGCTGCTTGATCCCCGCACGGGGGCCGTTGCCTACACCGCCAATCCGGCGCTGGCCCTGGCGGCATTTCTCTCGTCGGACTGGGGGATGGCTCGGCCGCTCGACTGGAGCAGCGTGCAGACGTCTGCAGATGCCTGCGACAGCCTTGTTGGTGGCCAGCCGCGCCGGGCTTTTGGCTTGACGCTCGGTGCGGTGCAGAAGGTGGATGCCTGGGTCGATACCCTGCGCACCTACGCTGGCTGCTGGGTGGTGCCGGGGGACGCAGGGCTCCGTCTTGTGCCTGATCGTCCCGCGTCGCCGGTCGCATCGCTCAGCCATGCCGATGGCCAGATCCTCAGCCTCGGCGCGCTCACCAAGCGCAGTCCGACGCAGGCTCCGACTGTTGTCCGAATCAACTACACCGACACCGCTACCGTCCCCTGGCGTACCGAGGCCTACGCTGAGGCGTCTCTGCCGGGCGTCGTTGCTGGCACTACGCCGCGCCGCGAGTCATCTGTCCGCCTCGAGGGTATCCAGACCTACGCTCAGGCGCTGCGCGAAGCGATCGAGCGACTCAACAAGCTCACGATTACGGACCTGTCGTTTGACCTGCGGGCATTCGATGATGCCCTCCGGCTGCAGGCTGGCGACGTCGTCACTGTCTCGCACCCGATCGGACTGGCCGACAAGCCCATGCGTGTGCTCGCATGCCAGGGGGAGCTGGGCCGTTACACGCTCTCCCTGTCCGAGTACGACCCCGCCGTTTATTCCGATGCGATCGCCTTTGGCCCCAGCTATGTCGACACCTCCTTGCCCAGCGTTTCAGCGCCAGTGCCCCCGGATGGGCTTGGTGTGGTCGAGGAGCTATACCAGCTGAAGGACGGCGCGTGGAGTTCTCGGCTTCGCATCGCCTGGTCTGCGCCTGATTACCCTTGGGTATCGCACTATCGGGTGCGTGTGCTTTCAGGCGCCGTCGTCCTTCATGACGATCAGACGCAGGCGCTTGCCTACCTGTCGGGAAGTGTTGTCGAAGGCCGGGCGTATGTTGTCCAGGTTTCCACTGTGTCCCGCGTGGGGGTTGAGTCTAGCGCCAGCGTCGCAGCGATCACGCCGGTCGGAAAGTTGCTGCCACCCACGAACGTCGCGGGGCTGGATGCCCGTGTTACCGCGGAAGGGCTGCAGCTGACCTGGAGCCCTGCGGGCGATATCGATCTCAAAGGCTATCGCGTGAAGCGCGGCGCCGACTGGGCGAGTGGGCAGCTGCTCACCGAGCAAGCGGCGACCGGCTTCAATGCTGGGCTACTCGCGCCGGGTGCCTACCGCTTCCTGGTTCGCGCTGTGGATTGGTCGGGCAACGAGTCAGCGGCCGATGCTGTCGTCAATATTGCTCTCGTCGCTCATTCGGCGCCGGCCGTCACTGCCTCGGTGATCGGGGCCAATCTGCAGCTGTCTTGGGTCGAGCCAGTCAGCAGCTACGCGTTTCCGGTTGCCGGCTACGAGATCCGTTACGGCGACTCCTGGGGTGCTGGTGTGCCGTTGCCCAGGGTTGCGGGGCGTAGCCATCTACTGGCAGTCAGTTGGGCGGGGGCGCGTCGGTTCTGGGTCGCAGCTGTTGATACCGCAGGCAACTACGGTTCCGCAGCAATGGCGGAGATCAATATCACTGCACCGGCCCGGCCTGACGTGCAGGCCGAGGTCATCGACAACAATGTGTTGCTGCGCTGGTCCGATGCGGCCGCCACGTTGCCGCTCGATCACTATCAGGTTCGCCGTGGTGCATCCTGGGCCGGAAGTCAGCTGCTCGGCACGCTCTCGGGTCGGTTCTCCACCTACTTCGAGACATCGTCAGGTGCCTTCCGCTACTGGGTGGCTGGCGTCGATTCGGCTGGCAACGTCGGTGAGCCTGGCAGTGTGGCTGTGACGGTGTCGCAGCCGCCCGACTATGTCCTCAACTATGACCAAGACAGCACGTTTGCAGGCGTGGCCTACAAGTGCCTTGTCACGTCGGACGGCACGCTCGTGCCCATGGTCAATACGGCCGAGACCTGGGAGCAGCACTTTGCCAGCCGGGGCTGGGGAGGTCCGCAGGATCAGGTAGCTGCTGGCTTTGCTCATTGGATCGAGCCGGGCCATGAAGATGCGTACTACGAAGAGGTCATTGACTACGGGACGCAGCTCGCTTCAACACGGGTGTCCGTCACGCCAACTATCGCCGAGATCGATGGCGCAGTAACGGTAACGCCGAAGATCAGCGTGTCGAGCGTCGGGCCGTCTGGGCCGTGGACGGACTATCCGGGCAGCTACACCGCCTACGTCGCCAATTTCCGGTGGTTGAAGGTTCGGCTCGACTTCTCTGGGTCTGGCGGGGACGACATTGTTGTCGTTGAAAAGCTCAATGTCCGGATGGACTACAAGATCAAATCGGACGCCGGCATGGGGATGGCCAGCCACCTTGATGCAGGGGGCACGTGGGTGCCCTTCGGGGCTGTCTTTGTCGATATCCATAGCATCACCGTCACCCCGCAGAACCTCGCACCTGTGTTTGCTGTGTATGACTTCCTCGATTCGCCTGATCCCCTGGGGTTCAAGGTGCTCATCTTCGATCGGGCTGGAAACCGCATTGACTGCCCATTTTCGTGGACCGCAACAGGAGTTTGAAGAATGGCCAACTGGCTCAAACCGGTCCTGACGGACCTTTACACCAACGTGCTCGACTGGCTCAAGGCCCGCGACACGGATCTCGCCAAGGGGCTCGATCCCGCCACTGTCACTGTCGAGAATCCGCAGGCTGGGTTCATTCGGTACAGCTCTGCCAACCGGCGGTGGGAGAAGTGCGACGGCACCTCTTGGGCGCCGCTGCAGGCCTCCTACGCGATCAACGCAGATACGGCCAGTAAATGGCTTGCGGCCCGCTCGGTCTCGATCACGGGCGATCTCGCCTGGAGCGTGTCGATCGATGGGGCTGGCAACGCGACGGGGATCGGGACGCTGGCCAACAGCGGCGTATCGGCTGGCACCTTCAATAACGCGGCGACGGCGATCAGCCCCTTCACCGTCGATGCAAAGGGACGGATAACCAGCATCGGCGCCGCCGTCACCATTACCCCGGCGTGGGCGAGCATCATCGGCAAGCCTACAACCCTGGGCGGTTTCGGCATCACCGATGCCGTCCCTGCGGCGGGCGGAACCATGACGGGTGCCCTGCTGAATGCTGCGGGATGTTCAAACCCATCTTCGCCAGCGAATTTCGCGCTGCGCGCTCAGGGGGGGCATGGCGGTGGGCTGTCCTTCACCGATGGCGATAAGGGAATCGCCATGTATTCGATCGGTGGCACGCTGACGTTCGCATTTGGGTCGAACGCTGCTATTTCAGGTAAAGCCACGCTCGATGCTGCTGGAAACTTCTATGCGGCCGGGACGTTGACGGGCGCTGCCGCCAGGCTGACGGGTGACATCACGGTGTACCGCTCTTCGGCACCCGGGACGGGCGTCCTCTTCCTTGGGGATAGCGGGGCTCGCTACCTCTACTACGACGGCTCAAACTACAGCATGCCCGGCGCAAACCTGTGGGTGAATGGCCAGCAGGTCGTGACGAATAACGGCGCGACGTGGGGTATCAGTATCGGCGGCAACGCGGTAACAGCCACCAATGCTGGGCGCGCGGCCATCGCCGACAACGCAGATGCTGTGGGCGGCTATCCCGCCGCTCAGCTATTGCGCGCGGATCAGATCAATTTCAACGCATCCGATATTGGATATCACATGGCGCCGCCCGATGCGGCCGGGCGCAGGATCGTATTTCAGTGGGGTTACTTTGGTGCCTACGACGGCGACCAGAACATCACATTCCCGCTTGCGTTTCCTCATCGTTGTTTTGGGGTCTTTGAGTCCAGTAAGGGCGGATCGGCTTGGCCTGAGGTCTCCAAGCGCTACATATTCAATATCACCCAGTCTGGCTTCACTGCGTCGATCGGCGGTATTGGCATGACTGAAGGCAAGTGGATCGCGATCGGCTATTAATTTGGAGGCAAGAATGACTCTTTACTACAGTCCAACCCGCGGCATGTTGGATAGCGAGGTTCATGCGGACATCCCTTTCGATGCCGTCGTAATTTCCGATCGCGAGCGTGAGGTGCTGTTGGCTGGCGAGGTGTCCGGAAAGCGTATCGCGGTCAATGAAGAGGGGGGGTGTGTGCTTGTAGATCGCGATGAGGCGGCCGTTCGGGCGGCTGCCCTGTCGGCCCTGACCTATTCCGTACAGGCTCACCTTGATGGAGCTGCACGGGGTGCCGGCTACGACAGCATCTATACCGCTGTCTCCTATGCCGACGAGCCGGCAGTGCCCCGGTTCCAGGCTGAAGGGCAAGCCTTCCGTGCTTGGCGATCGCTGGTCTGGGCTGCGGCAAACGCTGTCCGAGCAGAGGTTGAAGCTGGTAGCCGGCCCATTCCGTCGGCTGAACAATTGATTGCAGCGCTCCCTGTGCTCGACCTGAGCGCTACACCCTGACGTGTGCAGACGTCTGCATGCCAACCCAACCCCGCTTCGGCGGGGTTTTTTATGGAGAAATGATAGTGCTAGAGCCGACGGCAACCACTGCAGGCGGGGTCAGCCTGACAGTCCTTTTTGTGGCGATCCTGGGGCCGATGGCTGGCCCCTACGTGCTGATCGCGCTGTCTGCCGTGGCGGGGGCCATGTGGCCCCTCTCCGCGGCGCGAACTGAATCCCGGCGCGCCGGCGCCTGGTTGTTGGTGCGTTGCACGGCGACTGCGCTGGTACTGACGTCTGTGCTGGCCGGGATTGTTGAAAAAACCTGGGGCCTCCCGGTGAGTGAAGGGCTGGCGCCGGTTGCTCTCGTGATTGGTGCGATGGGCAACGGCTGGCGCCCGGTGTTCCAGTCGCTGGGAGGTATTGTTCAAGGATGGGCAGAAGGAGGTCACAAGTGATCACGATATCCATCATGGCCATGCATATATGTATGTGCCTCTACCTGTTTGGCTCCGTCTTCGTTCGCGCGGTCTTCATGAGTCGCGATCGCGTGCACGCCGACGTGCGCCTGGTGTTCTGGATGCTGGGAGTGGCGGCGCTGTGGGGGGTTGGTGCTCCAGTCGTTGCGGACTGGTCCCCTGACGTGTATTCGATCCTGATCACGCTGGCCATCTGCGCGGTACAGCACGTGACGGCTCGCTACTGGCGGGGCCGAGTCCCTGACGAATTCTGCAAGCCCAGTAGCCTCCCTCGCTGCCGCAGATCGACAGACCAGCTTTCCGGGGGTGCCTCATGAACCTCTCCCCGCACTTCACCCTAGAGGAGCTGACGTTTTCCGATACGGCAGCCCGTCGTCAGATCGACAACGCGCCGGATGCCCGAATCACATCGCACCTGGTCGCGCTGGCCAACGGACTGGAGCAGATCCGTACTGCTCTCGGGAATCGGCCGCTGCGCATCAACAGTGGCTTCCGCTGTCCTGAGCTCAATCGGGCTGTTGGGGGGGCTCGTAGCTCGGCGCACCTGCTTGGCTATGCAGCGGATTTCACATGCCGGGAGTTCGGCTCTCCCCTGCAGATCGTCCGGGCGCTTGATCGTGGGCGCATCGCTTTCGATCAGCTGATCATGGAGGGGTCGTGGGTGCATGTGTCGTTCGCACCCATGGCCCGGCGACAGGTGATGACGGCTCACTTTGGTGAGGGAGGCACCTCGTACACGCTTGGCGTTTGATTGAAGTCCTCTGCGGCGGTGAATGCCCCTGTACGTCTGTTGACGTATAAGGTGCGTGATCCGCCGCTCTTTGCCGTCAACCTTAGTTCAATGAGTTTCTTACCCTCCGCCCACGGGTCTGTGCCGGCGTGATAGACCTTGATCTGCGAAAACGTGTCGGCTACCAGTTGGCGTACCTGGAGTCTGGCGTCGCGATCCATCTCCATGGCGCTATCGGCTAGTTTTGCCCATGTCTCGGCCATCGCCGGCGCCTCGCTGCGGGCAGTCGCCGCAATGGCGTGCTCGGTGCTTGAGGCGTCCGCATTTTGCTGTGACAGCTTCTCCTCGAGCTCTCTCGCCTTGCGAGCGAATGCCACGGGCGGGGCGTCGTCGGAGAGCAGTGCCTCTGTCACTCGCTGGATCTGGCGCTGTGTCTCGTCGATCTCGCTCCGCAGCGTGGCCAGCCGTGCCCTTAGGACCGCGTCTCTTCCGTCTCCCTCGGTGAGGGCAGAGAGATTGATCTGATCTGAGCAATACGCCAGCACGGCACGCTCAATGGGTACCACAGACGTGCTGCCGGGAACCGGACAGCCGGTGCCGTGGCTGTACCCGCAACACAATAATCGACGGTGACCATTAGAGAGCGACCCGTCGGATTTCGCGCGGCCCATAAGGTTCTGCGCGCCCATGGGGTTACCGCAGTACCCGCAGTAGCAAATGCCGAGGCCGGTGATCAGGCCGACAATTTCGCCTCGCCCACGGCGGCGGTGGCGCTCGGTGGCCAGGTGCTGCAACTCGGCCCATTCCGTGTCGGTGAGCAGGGGAGGGTAGTATCCCTGCAGCTCGTAGGATTCGTCGCCCACTCGGATGCGCTTGGCGCCCTTCAGCGCCGGCAGACGCAGCATCTTGTAGAAAGCTGCCGAGCTTGAGCCTGTCTCTGTGAGCTTGAGGCCGTGTTCGTTCAAGGCGTGCAGCACTCGGGGGCCGCCGTCGCCGAGCTTGAACCGCGCAATCGCAGTGCGGACTGCCTCAGCTCTCTCCGGCACCAATTCGAACGCCGACCCGTTCCAGTGCACCCATGCCGGGTCTTTCCCGTTGCGGATGATTCCGCGGTAGGTGCCTGCAATCCAGCCGTCGCACTGCCTCCGGATCGCCGCGCGCACTCGCACTGATTTCGTCTCGCTCTCTTTGTGCGCCTGGATCATCAGCAGCAGGCTGTACACCAGATCCATCGGCTGGGCGCGCAGGCCTTCCCGGTTGTATTCCCGGCCGTCGCTCGCCGTCACCACGGTGATGCCGGCGCCCACGATCTGGGACAGTTGCGCCTGCGCGAGGATGGGCTCGGCGCGGCTCAGGCGGTCGAGCGCTTCGACGATCAGCACCGACCCCGGTGCAATCCTCCCGTCCGAGATTGCCTGCAGGAATACGCCCAGGGCGCCCTGGGTGACGTGGCGCTGGTGGTATGCGGATAGGCCCTCGTCGCGCATCGATAGCGCCGCGTCGAGTTCAAGGCCTCGCTCTGCCGCCCAGCGCCGGGCGTACTCGGTCTGGCGATCCACCGAACTGCCGGCGGCTTGCCGTGGGTCTGAAAATCGTAGGTAGCTGTATACTCTCGGTTTAGACATTTACAGGCAGTAGCATGAGCACGAAAGCTCCAAGTATAGGTGTAGTCTCGTTAGGGTGCCCCAAGGCCCTCGTCGATTCCGAACACATCCTCACCCGTCTGCGGGCCGAGGGCTACGAGATCTCGCCGTCGTATGAAGGCTCCGATCTGGTGGTCATCAACACCTGCGGTTTCATCGACGCCGCGGTGGAGGAATCCCTCGACGCCATCGGTGAAGCGCTCAACGAGAACGGCAAGGTCATCGTCACCGGCTGCCTTGGCGCCAAGGAAGACGTGGTGATGGCGGCGCACCCGCAGGTGCTGGCCGTTACTGGCCCCCACGCCACCGAGCAGGTCATGCAGGAGGTGCACAAGCACCTGCCCAAGCCCCACGATCCGTTCATCGATCTGCTGCCGCCCCAGGGCGTCAAGCTCACGCCCAATCACTACGCGTACCTCAAGATTTCCGAAGGCTGCAACCATCGCTGCACCTTCTGCATCATCCCGTCGCTGCGTGGCGATCTCGTCAGCCGCCCGATCGGCGACGTGATGCGCGAGGCCGAGAACCTCGTCAATGCCGGCGTGAAGGAGCTGCTGGTCGTCTCTCAGGATACGTCCGCCTACGGCGTCGACGTGAAGTACCGTACCGGCTTTTGGGGCGGCAAGCCTGTGCGCACCAAGCTCTACGACCTGTGCAACGCCCTGGGCGATCTGGGCGTTTGGGTGCGCCTGCACTACGTGTACCCGTACCCCAGCGTGGACGACATCATCCCGCTGATGGCCGAGGGCAAGATCCTGCCCTACCTCGACGTGCCCTTCCAGCACGCCAGCCCGCGCATCCTCAAGGCCATGAAGCGCCCGGCCAGCACCGAGAACAACCTCGAGCGCATCCGCCGCTGGCGCGAGATCTGCCCGGATCTCACCATCCGCTCCACCTTCATCACCGGCTTCCCCGGCGAAACCGACGCCGATTTCGAAGAGCTGCTGCAGTTCCTCGAAGAAGCCAAGCTCGACCGCGTGGGCGCGTTCGCCTACTCGCCCGTCGAAGGCGCCGCTGCCAACGAGCTGGCCGATCCGGTGCCGGATGAAGTCCGCGAAGAGCGCCGCATCCAGCTGATGGAGTTCCAGGAAGACATCTCCACCGAGCGCCTCGAGCGCTTCATCGGCCGCGAGATGACCGTGCTGGTGGATGAGGTCGACGAGGAGGGCGCCTTGGCCCGTTCGCCGGGCGATGCCCCGGATATCGACGGCCTGGTGATCATCCCGGCGGGCGAGAATCTCGAGCCCGGCGAGTTCGCCCGCGTCCGCATCACCGACTGCGACGTCCATGACCTGTACGCCGAGCCGATCTGACGCAAGCATCGATCCTCACAGGGGCGACTTCGCTCGCCCTCAGGCAGCCAGCACAACGCCTGTACGGGATCCGCACGCAGATGGGCGGCTGAAGCCGCCCCTACGGCGCGCACCGGCGATCGTGGCGCCGTCATCACGCCCCCCCGCCCTTCGTAGGGGCGACTTCAGTCGCCCGCAGACGGCCAGCCCTGCGCCTGGGTCGGATCAACGCGCGGATGGGCGGCTGAAGCCGCCCCTACGGCGCGCGCCGGTGAGCGTGGCACCGTCATCACGCCCCCC